CTTTGAAACTCGCGTTACTGAGTATGCGGTTGGAAACATTGAAGACGATTTCTAATGCTTAGAAGTATCACAATAGACAATGACATGCTTAGGTGGCTGGCTGAGCGACTGAATAAAGAAATAGAAGCTGGTAATAAAATTACCAGAAGCACTCTTTCCAATTTAATTTGGGAATACGAAAAGAAGGAAATTAAATGACCGCTTTTTTTGAATCTAAGAAGCTTTATGATTCATCTCGTGTTCCAACAAAAGGTCACATAGATGACGCTGGTTGGGACTTATACTCTTTTGAAACGGTATCTATACCTGCTGGAGCTACAGTCTTAGTTTCAACCGGAATAGCAATGGCAATACCCAAAGGTTATGTAGGCTTAATATGGGATAGGTCATCAATGGGAGTCAAAGGTATACATAGACACGCAGGCGTTATAGATTCTGAATACAGAGGTGAAATAAAAGTTTGTCTGCACAATACAACAAAAGAGCCGTATCATATAGAGAAAGGCGACAGAATCGCCCAAATACTAATACAAGAAGCCCCAACCTTTATACAACATGTAGTTCATGAACTAGACTCTACAAGCAGGGGCGATGGAGGGTTTGGTTCTACAGGTAAGTAGTATGGCTAGAAAAAACAAAAATGAGTCAGGATATACTACTAGACGGAAGGCTTTAAAGCCTAAAACGGAGAATCAGGAAGACTATATCTATCTTATAGATAACAACGATGTTACTCTTTGTACTGGCCCTGCCGGAACAGGAAAAACAGCAGTAGCTGTAGGTCTAGCTTGTGACTACTTGCTAGACAAAAGAGTAGATAAGATAATTGTTACAAGACCAGTTATAGAATCAGGTAGAGGTTTAGGCTTTTTGCCCGGAACCTTTGAAGAGAAAATCCATCCATATTTAATACCGGTATTAGAAGAGATGGAGTTTAGGTTAAATACTAATAGAGTTCAAGCATACAGAGAAGAAGGAAAAATTGAGGTTGTTCCTCTCGAATATATGAGAGGCAGAAACTTTCATAAATGTTTTATCATATTAGATGAAGCACAGAATGCTACGTTTGAACAACTTAAGATGTTTGTAACTAGAATTGGCTGGGATTCAAAAGCTGTTATCAACGGCGACATTTGCCAGACAGACCTAGCTACTAAAGATAGAGGCGGTTTAGAAGAATTCTTAGATCGTCTCGATGGCGTTGATGGCGTTGGTATTGCTGAGTTGACGGAAGATGATATAATTAGAAATGAAATTATTTCACGGATTCTAAATGCTCTTTATGACGAGCCTATAAAGTATCACTAAATGCCAACCTACGATTATTTATGCAATGACTGCGGCTCTGAGTTTGAGCGAGTGCATGGTTTTGGAAAAACTCCAGAACCTTGTGAGTGCGGAAGCTCTAACATCAAGATTGTAATAAATCAAGCACCTGCTGCGTTCGTAAAAGGCGAACCCACAACTCTTGGTCAGCTTTCTGAATCAAACACTAAAAAAATGGGTCATTACGAACTTCAAGATAAAAGGGCTTATCAAGAAGAAGGAAAAGTCAAAAAGGAAAAAAGTTGGTGGCAAAAATCTGGCAGCGCTAGTAAGAGCGAAATATCCAATATGACAGAAAAACAAAAAGCCAATTACATTTTAAAAGGTGATAAGAATGGCTGAAGAAAAACAGGGAACTGAAGCTGTTGTGGAAAAGACGATTACATGCGCTGACTGCGGCAAAGAACTGATAAATGTTTTAAAAATCCGTGAGTCAGATAAAAATGTAAAAATAAAATGCAAGTGCGATGACCCAGAATGTGGCGGTGAAAGCTGGGTTAACAAATTTTATTCTGGTGACTATGTATATGGCCTACTTGGGCTAAGCAAAAAACAATTAAGAAACCAAAGTGTATATCTACATATGGATTACGATCCAGATACTGATATAACTACAGCAGAAATTCGAGGAAGATAATGGCAGTTGAAAATGAAAATGTTGCTGAATTTCTTAGAAGCAAAAGTGAATCTCACATTTATTACAATAGAAATGGTGACATTGTAGACTCAGAAGCTAAGGCATATGCTTACACGCATAATCTTGAAAGCACTTCAAATAATTATGTCAGGTTCTATAGGGGTCAATTTTTAGACCCAAACGGCATAGATGACAGGAAAAGGCCTATGGCTTCTTTCAAAAAAACTAACGAGAATACATTTGATTCCTATCTCTCATATCTCAAAACAAAGAACTCTGTTTATCTGACAAGGGCCAATAGGAGTCACATTGATGTCTACTAAAAAGAAAACTGGTAAGCTTACAAAAGTAGAATTATTCTACATTGAAAATAATTCAGACAAAGGTGCTGAAGAAATAGCAAAAGACCTGAATAGGTCTAAAGCTTTAGTAGAAAAACATTTAGATCTTAAAAAAGACACCTCTCATGTTACAGAGAGCAAGTCAGAAAAGAAAACTCCTGCTGGAGAACTTATGGGTCGCAAAGAAGATAGGGGTGTTGTGGTCATGACACAGGCCGCATCTCAAGTTGCAGATGAAACCAGAGTTAGAAAACCCACAAAAGAAAACAATAATATACATACTATAAAATGACAGTATCAAAAAAAATTGATTCTTATATAAATGCTTATGCAGATTCAAATCCTATCTGGATCGTAAAGTTATCAAACGGAGAGACTGTATATCAAGATGATGGAAGGCCAGACGTTAAACCAGAAAGCGCATGGCTAAGGTTGAAACAGTATTGTGAAGAAAACAATCTTTACATAACAAATATGAAATTGAAAAATAGATCTAATCAAGTTGATCTTGGGTCAGATCATGATGGATATTTCTTTTGTAAAGTTGCCGGAAGCTTCATGTTTTCTGGCGACACAAACCACTCATTTAAGATTGGTTATTTAAACGATGGCAGACTTCGGGTAAGGAAATGGAACTTACCAGCGATACTGCCAGAAGCTTTTGAAGACAGAGACTTAAAAGGCTCTGGAGAAATGTTGATTTATAAAAAGGGTTCGTTAAATGGAGAAGAACTATAAACATTCCACGACTGGTCAGCCCTGTAATGCTGGCCAGTACATAGCTGAAATGATGTGTATAAGAAAAGCTGAGAGCATAAATGAGGGTATGCCAGCAGATAAACTCTGGAACACAGAGAAGTGGAAAAAAGAATACAGAAGTCAAGTAACCAGAGCCTATCAACTATTAAAAAAGTTTGATGAACAGGTTATAATTTCTGCTCTAAAAACCCCTCAAGGTAGAAGAATATATTCGTTAAGAAATAAATCTATTACCAAGTTATTACAGCAAGAAGCTAAGAAATTTAAAATGCGAAAGTCTGCTGAGGAAAAACAACTCCCATTGGAGTTTGAAGACACCTCTAATTCTAAACCCAGAAAGACCTTCGGTAAGAAAAGTTTAAGATCTAGATTGGATGACTAATGAGTGATAAGCAAGCGTTAAAGAAGCAAATTACAAAAAAGTATGGCGAGGTAATGAGGAGCGGAGCAGATGTCTTTGAAGAAATCAAAGACCTCAAAGTTATACCAATCAGTCCAGCCTTAGACTATGGCCTTGGTGGAGGTATAAGAGAAGGTAGCTGGGTAAAGATGACTGGAGATCCTAAGACTGGAAAAACGACGACAGCCCTTCAGTTCGCCGCAAACTGTCAGAAGAAAGAGTTTGGAAGCAGGCCTATATTCTATGTTAATGTTGAAGGACGTTTGAATAGAAATAACTTAGAAGGTGTTCATGGTCTTGACGTTGATAGCATTGACGTTATAGAGTCGCCTTCTGAAACTTTGAGCGCAGAAAAGTATTTAGGGATCATAAAAGACATAGTCAAAGAGACTCCTCAATGCGTCATAATACTAGATTCAATATCTTCATTAATAGCTCAAAGAGACCTAGACGATGAGGTTAGAGGCGATTATAGGCCGGGCTTACAGAAGATACTTTCCGACTTCACTAAAAAGATGGCTGGCATAGTAAGAAATCAAAAAGCAATTATCATCATGATAACACACTTCATAGCTAACACCGGAGGTTTCAGCATGAAGAAAAAAGTGTCTGACGGTGGTGTAAAAATTGATTATCAGGCCGACACAAAACTTGAGATAAAATACATACAGGCTTGGAAAGATAAGGAAAGTCAGATAGGACAAGTCATACATTGGAATATACTAACCTCGCCTCTAAGTGGATTTCCGGGTGCAGAGGCTGTAAGCTATTTGAGATACGGTCATGGAATTGATAAGGTGCAGGAGATAATTCAACAAGCAATAGACTTTAGCTTAATTGACGTAAGTGGCGCTTGGTATTCATTGGATTTTGCTATTGATTCTGCTGATGTTCTTTCTAAATTCTTGGAAGAAAAAGAAGTTAGTTTAGAAGACGAGAAGTCATTGAGGAGCTTCTTCAAACTGCAAGGTCAAGTTAAGCTCAAAGCCTTCTTGGAAGACAACCCTCCAGTATTAGCTTTGTTAGAAGAGACTTTGCGGGACATATTGCTTTGAAAGCTGTAGGTTTTGACGGCAGGATACGCAACTGGAATATCTCAAAGAGCCACGTTCCTCACGACGACAAAAAAAAGCGTAGCAAATTACATGTAAGGGCTAAAAAAATCTTGCGTGAAATATACCCCTATGCTACAATCCTCGAAGAGGTTCCTCTGCCGGGTTCTAACAAACCCTCTAGAAAGTCTACGCTCTTTGCTGACTTCTTTCTTCCAGAATATTCTCTTGTTATTGAAGTTCATGGCAGGCAGCACTACGAGTTCGTTTCGCATTTTCATAAAACCAAAGCCGATTTTTACAAATCAAAAGGAAGAGACAAAGATAAAATTAGGTGGTGCGAGTTAAATCGGATCTCCGTTTTAGAATTGAGCTACGCTGAATCAGATGAACAATGGAAAAGAAAAATTATCAGTAGATAAATTTTTAGAGGCTTTGGACAACTACATTGCGTCTGAAGGTATAAGAACATGCGCTGTAAATCCCGAAGCGGAAAAGGCTATGAACCTCACAATAAAAGAGATGAGGTCTCTCAATCATCAACAATGTTATGAGTACGCCTATGTTCTTTATCAGTACTGTAACTATTGTCAGTCAATCTTTAATAAGCATAATGCCAAATTGAAGTGGGCAGATCATCATATAGGCAGAATGATAGCCAAAATGTCAGATAGGTTTTCTGATAAGTATTTAAAATGGGAACAAAAGGTTCATACTATTGCACAGCTTGATTCTTTTGCTGAAAAATTAGTTGAAGTCAAAATGAGTGCAGAAGGGAAGGTAACTTGGTTATCAGATAAGGTCAAAGATATGCGCAAGCAATCTGATGTATTATTTGAAATGGCTAAGAGCAAGAGGTTTAACAAATGAATTTAGAAACATTAAAAGAGTCTGTTGAAAAGATCAAGGAGGGAATTCAACAAAATGATATGGTCAAAATTGTTGCAGGGTACAATCAACTCACAGGAGAAAATATACATGCAGGAGGAATCGAACCAAAAGAAGAAGTTATGCAAGAACAAATGCAAGAAGAAGTGCAGGAACTTCCAGAAAAAAAAGAAGCAAAGTCAAGCGAATTAGATTTTACGATAAAGAGAAAAGATACCACATCTAAATCCAAGTATACTAAATCAGAAAAAATAGTAGCTGGCGAAAACAAATTTGTAGATGATGGGTCTGAACATATGGAGGATTCAACTCCTGACTATACCCCAACTAAGAGAAACAGGTCTCCTGTTCAATTTAAAGAAGTCAGGTGTCATGTTTGCGGAGAGACAGAAAGCGTTCATCCAAGTACGGTAGGAGGAACCTTTCATAGGTGTAGTAGGTGTATTTAATGAAAGAAAGTATGTCAAGCCCAGCATCTGAAAGGGCTATATTAGCTGGCTTATTTAATCACGGTATTGATGCGCATATTGATGTTGACGATTTGATTTCAGCAGAAACGTTTACATCAGAAAGAAATCAGATAATTTACTCTTGCTTGCAAAAAGTTTTTGAGACATCTCAAACTGTAGATATTCCATCAATAATTAGTGTTGCAGATAGCTTAGGTTATTCTTCTTATCTAGGTGAAGAGTTTTCCAAAGATAGCCTTAGAGATTTTTTTGACGTTGATACTGAACTTGTAAATATAAGAAATCACGCCAAGAAGATAAAAAAATACGA